CCAACCATGGAATAATATAAAATGGTTTCTGACTATAACCCAAAAAGTTAAAATCATTTAATCCAGGATCTACTGTAACATTCTTTGGAGTTTGTAAAACTTCTCTCAAAATCTTATTCACATTATCTGGAATCTTTCCATCATAGCGTTTAGTAACTCTAGTTTTTTGTAATTCATTTTGAATGGATTCCGGGGAAAAGAAATCAATCGTATAAACACTCTTTCTTGCATGTTCAGAAATCGCTCTCATTTCCTTTACGGCAAGTGCATAGTCTCCTTGGAACATCAATTTATTTCCATAAGAATCCTCAACGGCAAGTTCTGTTTTTTCTCCGGAAGTTAGGTTCAATGCAAAAGCATTACCATGATCCTGTGTCATGGCAGCATTGCCTTCACTTGACGAATATCCAGTATCGGCAATAGTTGCAGATGTTCTTACTGAGGTGTCCAATAGACTTTCATATATGCCTAGTTCAGCAATACCACCAGAAATTTCCGTAGTCTTCCCGGTATAATTTGATGTGATTTCAAACTGGGTTACATTAGCTTCCCCACCTTGAGCATGGATGTTATTCGGCATTTTTAATGTCTACTCAAACTATTACGTTTATATGTTTTATTTAATCCTGCACCGCCAGCACCACGTGCAGCACCATGACCAAAACTTGTAGTTCCTGATGGCATCTGCATAGGAACAAAGTTGTCAATAATGATAGGTTGTATCATTACTTGAGAATCAGTTCCCTCATATGATGCTTGAGATTTTAGTGAATCAAAATTATTTCTGGACGGAGTTGGGGCAATTCTTCCACCTTCTTCCTTACCGACCCAACCACGTGGATCATACCAAGCCCTTTTTGGTGCAGGTTTCGCCACTGGCTTTGGTGTTGGTTTTGGAGTTGGTCTAACTGCCGCCCTTGCTGCTTGTGTTCTTGCGGGAGTAGAAGGTCCACCTCTTGATGTTGGTGTTCCCGTTGGTTTAACTCCACGTGATCCTTGTGTAGTTCCTGGACCTTCTGCCGCAGATGCCTTTGGTGCAAAAATTTCAGAGATTTTTGAGAGTATGTTTCCAGAAGAATCTCTTTTTGCTGCCCATTTGTTTCCATCCCAGACTACTGGTTTTCCATTAAGCGTTGCCTCTTGTCCAACTTTTCTTTGCGATGTAGCAGCCGGTTGATTTCCAGGAGTTCCTGCCACCCAAGACTGACTTTTAGAATCCCAAACTTTAGTTTTTCCATCGGCAGTTGTGAGTTGACCGGCAATTGCTTGCTTAACAATTCTCTCAACTTCTCTTGATTTTTTAAAGTCACGTTCTCCAATTGCACCACTACCAAACTGATACCATGGAACATCAAATGCTACTCCATCACTGGCATCCTCATAAGTTGGATCAGCACCGGCTTTCCCATAATGACCACCTCTTGCCGAGTGATCTCCAACTTTACCATAACCTTCAAATTCAGTTACGTCGTAACCAGCATCCTTAAGTGCTTTATATGCTGCAATGGCCGCGGCACGATTCGAGAATGAGAAGTGATCATGGGCATTTCCCGAAGTTCCATGACCAGCATAATCATATCCAGGTCTATTTGGATCTCCATGAAGATGTTGGTAAATAGATCCCAATGCCTTTCCAGGTGGCGCTGAAGCCGTTGCAGGAACTCCCGCTTTACCTTTTGCCTTTGCAAACTTAATTGGATCCTTTCTTGCCGCCTCAATAATTCTTCTTTCAGCATCTGTTGCATTATCGGAAGGCCCGACCCAAGCTCCAATGCCAGCTTCTTTCATGTATTGAAGCGCAAGCAAGTCTTGAACTTGTGGTGTAAACTTAGCATCCCTAGGTATTCCTGCGCGAGCAACTACTCCAGGAAGAGTGCTGCCAATAAACTGATATCTACCAACGGCATGTAATCTACCCTTTTTAATCCATTCTGCATCAGACATTTTACTTGGTGCCTGAAGTGCCATAATTTCACCAATAGTCATATCAGTAAGTGATCTTCCGCCATGCTGCGTCATTTTGCGGAAATCTCCAGCGAATCCTTTAGTTCCTCTACCGCCAGCAACACCAATCTGATTCACTGCATTGTATCCACCAGAACTAGCTGATTCATATTTTGAAAGAATATTCAACGCTTTCTTTTGATTTTCTGTCATGGTTACGTTGATATTTCCACCACCTCCTGATGGTGTAGGGGCCCCTGCAGGGGCCTCCGGAGCTCCGCCAGGTTTAGTACCAGGAATTAATGGTTGGGTGCCCCTGCCTCCCCTGCGGCCGCCCATACCCCCACCAGCTGGGGATCCAGGTTCTGCGCCAGGCTCCGGTCCACCGGGGCCATCTTCACCAGTAGCTGGCTGAGTACCATCTCTTTGTGCCCCATCTCTAGCTTTACCACTCTCAGTTTGAATATTTCTAATTGCAATTGCAGATTCAATGCCAATTGCATGTTTAAATGCTTTGCCTAATGATTCTCCAAGAGTATTATTATCTGCTGAAAATCTTGTGGGTTCTGTTACAACACCACCAGATGCATATGCAGAAACGATCTGTCTTAAAGCTTCTGCTGAAGATCTTTCTCCTGCTGATTGAATAATAGCAGCAATAGATTCACCCAACTGGTTATAAACCATGTCATGTGGTTTTTGTCCAAGAACAATATCAATTGATGCTCCCATGATTCCACCAACCACAGGAATCTTCTTCAGGATGTCAGAAGTCTCTGTAAGTGCCTTGTATGGATTTCCTCTCTTTCCTTTATCTTTTGATTGCTCATCCATTCCGAGCATTCTTTTTGCCCAGCCAAGAATTCCACCACCTTTGTTTTCGCCACCACCGTCAGGAGAATCAGTATCTGGGAAGAGTCTTTGAATAATATTTTTTCCGCCAATATCCTTTCCGGGTTCTGTTCTTTGTTTCTGTTGAGTTTTTGAATTGACCTTTAAGCGTCTTCTTCTTGTTACTGTTTTTGTGGTTGAACGTGTTGGTTTTGGAGAAATTTTTCCTCCAGTTGCTCTCTTTTGTGGTTTATTCTGCGATGCCTTTTCAAAGATCATATCATAAAGAGCCGTTCCGATGGCATCACCAACGAAACCACCGATGATAGAACCAATCATAGCACCTGCGCCGCCGGCAAGTAGATTTCCAATAATTGGAACTACTGTGCCAGCAATAGTGCCGATTGTTCCGCCCAACCAAGCACCAAGTGCCTGACCGGCCGCAACCCCGGCAGCACCAGCAGCTGCTCTTCCGGGAGAATCACCGAAGACTAATGTTCGAATCGCAAAGTCGATAATTGGGCCAATGAATGGCACAAACTTTGAACCAATTCCACTTCCTGCCTTAGAAACGCCCCCAGATACACCACCCACGCCTCTGGGCATTCCCGGTCTTGGGGGTCTTACTGAGGGAGCTCCCGGTCTTGCGGCAGGCCCACCCGGTCTGCTGGGTCTTGCGCCGGGCGCTGGGGGTCTTGCTCCAGGTCTTGTGCCCGGTGCTGGGGGTCTTGTTCCAGGTTTTCCTCCAGGTCTACTATCAGGAGCTGCACCTCTCTTTCCTCCTCCACCCAATCCAAGATCGGGCATCATACCTGCCGAAGCAAGTAGCATTCCAACAATAAGTGCAGTATTTAAGAAGGTGGTCAAACCACCCGTAAATGAATCAAATATTTTAACTCCAAAATCTCCACCAAGAAACTTAGCAGTTCCTCTGATTGTATCATGTACCTTAAATCCAAGGTCTACAAAAAATACAAATCCCTCAAATAAGAAACCAACAAGTGATGTGAAAATCTTTGCGATTGGATCTAATACCTTTCCAAATGTTTTAATGAGTGGTGGAATAATATCCTTAGTGCTATTGAAGATTGCTCCAAGAAATGTGTATAAGAAAAATCTGTAAATGGCATCGATAATATTACCACCTACAATCTTTCTAAGAAGTTTGGGTCCGTTGAAGTTACTCTCGGCCTTGTCTGCTTCTAATTCTGCTTCTTTATTCTGGCGGTCTGCGGACACTAGAAGCTTTCTCTCTCGCTCCGCACGTCTCGCTTTAAATGCCTCAGAAGACATTAATAAATTAGAAATATTTCCTACAATACTTTCTACTCTGCTTACTTCTTTTACATGTACTTCATCAATATCATCTTTATCAGTATCGACATTGTTTCTTTGTGCTGGAGCAATAGTTTTTGTAACTGGAATATATTTCTTCGGATCGAAAGACGTAGTTCTCTTTACAATTCCAGCAGTTTTATTTACTTGTGGTAATAACTTTGACGTATCTATTTTTGCCATTTTGTATTACCCCACAATCCCGTAGATTTCACAAAGTCTACTTCTTTCTGGTATTCCAGAACCAGCAGCTGCAGAGAATATTGGAACCTCAGAACCAGTAGTATCCATTGCTTCCATTTGTCCAAGTGGTCCAGACATAGCGGATTGTCTAATAGCTGGAAGTGACATGCTATTTCCAGAATTCTTTACTGGTGGTCCAGGCACATCTCTATTTACCTGATTGCTAATTTGGGCAAAGTTTGAACGACGACCATCTTTTGCTGGAGCAGAATGTGGATCGAACTGAGCAACCAAATTATCAACAGCATCAAGACCCCCACGATCAACAAATCTCTTAGTGAAGATATAATGGTTTTCTCCTGGTTGAAGGGCAACCAATTGCCTATCTGCAGTCGCTCCAGGAATATTCATGCCAGTATTTTCGGTGATCATAGAACCACCATCTTTCTTACCGACCCAACCACGTGGATCATACCAGGATCTTTGTGGTGCTGCTGCGGGTGCAGATGGTTTTGTAGCAGGTTTAGCTGCGGGTGCGGCAGGTCTATTCAATAATCTCTGAACCCAATTTCTCTTTGGTGCTTGTGGTTGTGTTGCAACAATACTTGGTGGTTTATTGAAATCCACATTATGAGTTTTGATTGCCTGAAGATTTTTTTGCGTCACATCCAATCCATGATGTCCACCATTAATAGCGTAAACAAAATCTTTAAGATTTCCACTAGATGCCATCTGTGCCAGATTAGCATCCGGGAATAACTTTTGGCGATTTTCCAAATATGAAAGGACTGAAAGTGCTTGAACCTTGGGGTCCTTTTCAATCAATCCGGGATTTTTTACAACGTCATATCCCTTATATCCATTTCTCTGCAACCATTTATTAAACATCTCATAATTTGCTCTTCCAGTAAGTTGAACTGGACCTCTTCCAATGAAATTATAACCATCAGCATCTCCTTTATTACCTAATGCGGGATTATTTCCATATCCGCGAATACGATTAAAGTAATTCCAACCCGGCTTGCCCTTTGGATCTGATGGTGATACGTCAGCAAGTTCTCTGGTTTTTGTGAAGTTATGACTTTCCTGCAACATTCGTGCAGTAAGCATTTGCATAAACTCCTTACTTCCCCACCCCTTATCCTTCCATCTTCCACCCTGAAGCATTTGGAAAAGAAGTGGTAGTGATTGCTTATATACAGAATTAATATTTTTCGCATTCGCCCCACCAACAATTGCACCTAATTGGGCAGGTGCAACTCTTCCTCCTCCAGCATATCCTTCTACTTTAGGTGCTGCTGGGGCAGGTACTGATACTGGCGCCAGAGATGGTGTTGTAGGTGCTGCAACAAAACCCTTCATTAGGGGATTTGGTGTTTGAGATGCTTTATGCTGAGCACCATACTTAAGATTCCAAATATTCTTGCCTATTGCATCAGCGTTCTTATAATCCTTTTGATCTCTATACTTTCTCCACATGCCCATAGCAAGATCGATCTTGCCACTTGTGGATGTATTGGCAGCATTTGATGGTCCACTAACAGTAGTCTTCGGTGCTGAGGTTTGTGTGCCTCCCAATCCATGATTTAGGAATGCATTTTTTACAAAGTCATTCCATACACTATTATAATCACCTTCTTTCTTTTCCTTTTCTGGTTCTGGTTTTTGTGTAAAAATGTCTTTAAACTTACCAGACTTTATGAGTTCACTATAGTAGTCCCAAATGTTGGTGGAATTTGCCGTTGAAGATTGTGAACCGGTTGATCCAATTTTTCCTGAACCAATTATGCCACCCTGAGAGAATGCTTGAGTTTGAGACCTAATTGCACCTAGAGGATCTTGAGCACCAACTGGTCTAAGTTGACCGGCAACATCTGACCCTCCACCTCCAACTGCAAATTTTGCTGGATCTACACCAGTCTCATTAGCAAGTCTTTGTTGCTGCTCTTCATTAAGAACCAATTCGCCCTTTGCCAATACAGCACTGCCACCACCTTCTACTGGCATCAATTGAGTATCTTGTCCCGCTCCGGTTACAGAAGTTCCCGTATCATGACCAACAAATCCACTAAAGATTCGGCCGCCGCCAGCATATCTCTTAGTTTCTCCGGTTCTGAGGCGATAAATTTGCTCATCAATCTCTGCTTTTTTGCCCCACGGATCAAATAATCCAACCTGTGATTTTTCTGCTTGCAGTTTCTTTATCTTTTCCTCTTTTGATCCGGGAGCACTTTCGGTTTTTCTTTCTTGAGCATCAACTGTTCCTGGAAATAGAGCAGGAATAGCAGCACCCGCCAGAAAAAGACCAGCAGCTGCTGCAACCTTTCCGCGACCAGTTAATCTTCCTCCAGCAGTGAGCTTTAAATTCCTTAATGCCGACAGAAGCATAGGCATAATCTTTGCCATACCTTTGGCAAAGAATCCCACTAATTTAATAGTATTGCGAACAAACCCACCAAAGGGCGTCATGAACAACAAGAATGCTGCTAATAGAGCTGGCCAGAATGTCTTAAGTAAACGCCCAAGAACCTCAACTTTCTTGGCATTTTTTGGATCACTTATCCACTTCATTAATGAATTGAATGCTGCACCAAGGAAAGTATACTTAATGAAATTCCAAATTCTTTCAAGGGGACCTTTAATTGGAGCAATTAATTGTTCCTGCAATTTTTTTAATTCTTTTGCTCTTTTCTTCTCTAATTTTTCTTCTTCCTTTGATCTTTTTGATCTTACTTTTTCCCGTCTATTCTTTTCCTCTTCCTTCTTTTCTGATTTGGACTGATTCCTTAAAGTGTTAAGGATATTTTGTAGGGATTCCCCAATATTTTTTAAAGAGTCTACGAATCGTGTGCTCCTATCAGCACCCTTTTTTTCTTCTTTATCATCTACTGGTCTAACACTACTCGCTGGAGATTCTGTTTTACGTGGCCCGTTGCCAGGTTTTCCAAATAAAAATCCAGCAGTCTTTACATTATTCTTTACTCCAGAATCAGTTGCTCCAGCAGTAGATTTCTTAAACGCATCTACACCAATCTTCTTCTTCTTGATTGTAAATCTGCCAACCTTTCCTTTGATTCTCTTTAATTCTCCGGTAAGAAGTTCAGCTTCTTCGGAAGGCATCGCCCTTCCCTTACTGGTAAGAATCTGATTCTCAATTAATCTTTGTTTTAGCAGGGTCTTATATGTATCATAGTCAATATCAAAAGTATCCTCCAACCCAAGGAGTCGGAGGATAATATCGTTAATATCTTCTTCTGATATTGAATCAGTCTGTTTAGTGCCAGTATAGAGGGAAAGTTTTCCCAAAGAATCAACGGGCATTTTTCTGAGCCTCTGCTTTTAATCGTTCTTCTTCAAGATGATTCTTCAACATACCCACATAGACATCTCTCTCCCAAGGAATCATATTTTCTATCTCTGTTAATGAATATTTATGATACTGCATTAAAGAGAAATTTAATACGAAATAGTTTTCAAGATCCATGTGGGACATGGCTAAGCGAAAAAACTTGATAGTCCCTCTAGAACAACCTCACTCTCAACTCCAGTGTTTGGATTCTTAACCGTCACAGTATGTGATAGTTTAGGCATCGTTTCAAAGAATTTTTCAATCTGTTTGAATTGAGTTGTATTCATCTGATCAAGGAAATCACTAAGTTCCTTTTTGGTTACATCAGAAGCAACCCAGACTTCCTCTTCATTATAAATTTTATCGATACATGATGCAATCAAATCAAACGATTGCTCCATGTTATTGTCAGATTCAAGATCAAAATTACTCTTGACAAATTGATCCAATGATGGATATTTCATCTCCATCATTAACGAATCATCAAGATTAATTTTTTTATTGTGCTCAGGATTCTTTTGGACATGAATATCATCAACACTGATCTTAGTTAAGACAGTAGTTATTTCATCATCGGGACAAATGATATTCACTTCAATCTCCTCTCCAACAGACTTTCCTCTGATGTTCAAGAAGATGTATTCAATATCAAAGGTGGGAAGAGTTTCTACCTTAATTCCTTTTGTCTCAATACAATTCTTGATTACGTTTTTAATTGCTGTGGAAATTTGTTTAGTATCCTGACTTTCTAATGCCAACACAAGGAGCTTTTCTTCCCTGACCAAAAATGGTCTATACTCTATCTTTTTTCCCGTTGATGGCAGTTCCAATTCATAAGTCGGAGTAGAAATCTTTGGTAATGGCATAATCTCTCAAAAAGTTCAGATGCTTTATTTATCACCCCAATAGACCCTGTGATCTGCCAAGTTGATCTCTTGTGCCATATTGATCAAGGGCCGGATTGCCAATTGCTCTACCATTTCTTTGAGTATCTCCATTCAAGAAATCATTATACACTGCACCATTAACGGGTCTATTATTTGGATTTTGAGGACTTGGTGAATTTCTATTCTGATTGACTGGAGTTTGCGCAGGATTACCAGCAAATCGCGGATTGTTATTTCCACTTCCATATCCCAATCTCTCAACAATAAATCTGTTATATGTAAATGACACCGTACACATCATCAATTCTGATGTAGTATACTTGACAGGCATGGTAATCATTTCAACTGGATATGCTTGCAGGAATGTATATGCAAGATATGTTCCTTGCATTTCGCGTTCAAACTTATTGATATAAATTTCCGGAGATCTGTATCGATCAGAATATCTTACTCGATAGAAACGATTCTTATCTTTTCTTTGATCGTCATCATTCATAGCATATTGAATCCACTTCTCAAAAAACCAAATTACACTATATGATCCCTTTGTGGATCCACCAAGATCAACATAGAATGTAAAGGTTGCTCTTTCATCATGCTGCCTGCGATAACCAAGTCTTTCTGTGACTCCGGTATAATCATCATTCAATTCTGCAGTCATGATTGCAGAACCAGGAAGGGCTGCCTCATGACATGATAAAGAAAGATGCTCGGCATCATAGAACTGACGCAGATCCGGTGGCGGTTCCAACCATGCCTGAAAGTGTGACGTTAGGGATGGTTGAAGTAGGAGAGACTTAATCTGAGAGTTAGTCTTAATTACCGGTTTTGGTGCGGGCATTTATAAATAAAGCTTACTCTTATATATTATGTATGCCCAAAGATTCTAAGTATTATCAAGGAAGATTCCATCCACAAAACCCAGAGAAATATATTGGAGATCCTTCAAACATAATTTACAGAAGCAGTTGGGAACTTAAATTTATGAAGTGGTGCGATAGGACATCAGCGGTTCTTAGATATGGGTCCGAAGAGTTCTCAATTCCATATTGGAATCCAGTGAAAGAAAAGGTGTGTAGATATTATCCGGATTTTCTAATTGAAGTTTTGGAGAATGATGGAAAAAAACATAAGTATCTGATTGAAGTCAAACCCAAAAAATCAACTTTACCACCAAAACCAAGATCTAGGACAACAAAATCATATATCACAGAAGTTCAAACTTATGCTGTAAATCAATCAAAGTGGCAGGCAGCAAGAGAATTCTGTAAGGATAATATGATTGAATTTAAGGTTATCACCGAAGATGAGTTGGGATTAAAGGGATGAGTAGAATACAAGATCTCAATAAAAAGATAGAGGGGCAACTAGATCCAGACTCTCTTATGATGAGTATTTTGGAAGTCTTTACAGAATCGGTATTAATACCCGAAGTTGGTGGGTATTATACATTTGTTTATTATCCAAAGACAAGTAACTTTGAATATGACGCCCATCCACTAGTTGCGGTTACTTCAATTGAAAAATGGGGATTCAGAGCGATCAATTTTCATTGGGGAATGGCAAGACAATATACATGGATTGAAGTGATTGGAAAACTTCATATAGTATATCCAGAAGAAATCTCAGAATTACGAAAAATACCGTTCGCCAAATTCTCTCATAAATAAATACAAACCATTATCTCATAATGCCAGAAGCAACGGATCCAGCACAAGCAGGAGATGTATCATCAACTCCTATTGCATCACCAGATACTAGCGATTCTTTTGGCGGTGCATTTCTAACCTACCCTATCAACATGGATCCCGAACAGGATCGGGTTTCATTTACTGTTTGGGAGTTGGCCAAAGCTCTTGGCACGGCAGCGTCTGGTGGTCTGCAAGTTGGTGATGTGAAGTATAGAAGAATCGGCCCAACTGCATATCTTCCAGTTCAAGCACCAATTACAGATAGTAACTCTGTTCAGTGGGAAGCAAAGTCACTAAACGAACTTCAGAGAAGACTTGTCAATTCATCTCTGGACTTCATGGACACTAAGAGCTTTGATAATCTTGGTCAGAATCTTGGTGGACTTGCTAAAGACGTTCTTCAGGATCCAAAACTCGCAAATCTCTACATGGCAGAACAAGCTGCTGGTGTTGGAGAAGGTCTTCTTTCTAGGGCAACCGGACAAATCATTAACCCAAACCTTGAATTGCTTTTCCAAGGACCAACTCTTAGAGATTTTCAATTCACATTTAAGATGACTGCAAGAAATGAAAGAGAGGGTAAATCAGTAAAAAGAATTATTCGGTTCTTCAAAGAAAACATGGCTGTCAGACTTACCCCTGGCAGGTTGTTCCTTAAGGCACCATATGTCTTTGAGATTAAGTATCTAAAGGGAACATCTCAAACACACCCATCGATTAATTTAATTAAGAAATGTTGCGCTCTAAAAAATTGTGCAGTTGATTATACTCCCCTTGGTTCATACATGACATATGATGATTCTGACGCAACCATGGCGCAGTATTCCATGCAACTACAATTTACAGAGATCGAACCAATCTACGATGTAGATTATCAAAGAGAATCAGATCATCCAATCGGTTACTAATCATGGCATCGTATTCATATTTTAAATATCTTCCCAATTTTGAATATGTCAGTAGGGATAAGGATCATAAAAACATTTCTGACTTCACAGAAGTAAAGAACATCTTTAAACGCGGAAAAATACGTGAAGATATTCTTGACAACCTGGCGTTCTTTACCAAATATGAGATTGTTGGCGATGAGCGTCCGGATAATGTGGCATATAAAATATATAAAGATTCAAATCTTGATTGGGTAGTTCTTCTTTCAAATAATATTGTCAACGTCCACTCTGAGTGGCCAGTTAAGCAAACCGTATTTGACAGCATTATGCTTGAAAAATATGGGTCGTATGAGAATCTATACAATGGAATTCATCACTATGAGACCGTAGAGATTCGTAATACTTTGGGAGTTGTGATCATGAATGAAGGAATCAAAGTTCCTGAAGATTTCTCCATTACTTATTTTGATCCTGGCCGTGGTGAAGAAATGATCTCCGAAGGTGTCGCCAGACCAGTGACATATTATGAATGGGAATCCAAAAAAGAAAATGCAAAACGGAGTATTAATCTTCTTAAACCGAAGTATCTGGGACTCGTATTGGATGACATTGAGAGATTAATGCCATATAAAAAAGGTTCTACTCAGTATGTGAGCAGAACCCTTAAGAGAGGCGATAATATCAGACTATTTGAATGATCACATATCAACTAGTCGTTGAAAGTAAGACATTGCATCATCCTCATCCTCATCACTATCGGAGGAACTTTCTACGCGACTGGAAGACAGACTGTTGAGTTGATCACGTAGATTGTCTGGAAGTTCAGGAGAACGCTCTTCGAAAGTTTCCTCATCCATAACCTCAGGATCTTCCCTACGGGGGGCCTGTTTTTGTCCAATCACATACTTCAGACGCTTTTCAAGATCCTGATAGGACTTGAATTGATCAGCAGCAACAAGAGGTTGCAGAAGATGCTGTTTCTCCCAGATTGCTTCTAGTGCATCATCATCCTCCATAAGAGGTTTGGAAGCAGCAAATTCTGACTTATCATAATTCCAGTAACCATCCTTCTTAACCAACTTCAGTTTAAAATTGGCACCGGTCCAGAAGTCAAATGGATTGATGGGGGTCTCATCTTCAAATTCTGGTTGCATGGCATTCAGAATTTTATCAAAGATCTTCTTACCAAATTTGAACAGGAACACACGTCCCTCATTCTCAGGATGTGCAGGATCGCGAACAACGTAAATGTTTGCATAGTAGGACAGTTTGCGCTTTTGCTTGCGCACAGTCTCTTTGTCCTTTTCATTGCCACTGTTCCACAGAGTACGATTATACTCAGAGACGGGATCTTTTTGACCAAGAGTTGTCAGAGAGTTTTCAATATACCATCCACCGGGACCCTGGAAGGCATGAGAAAACATTTGGACCCAAGGAAGATCTTCTCCCTTAGGTGCGGGAAGAAAGCGAATTACAGCGGATCCGACGCCACTCTTATCCATTTCGGGTTTCCAGAAGCGGTCATCAACTCCAGATCCACTACCAGTATTCAGTTTTTCGACTTGCTTCACCAGTTTGTCGGTCAGCGAACCAAGTTTGGATTGCTTTTTAAGATCAGCAAAAGACATGTGTATTCTCCGTATGTTTTGTATTCGGCGTATTTGGCCTTTACTTCCTTATTCTACAGGTCTGAACCCGTCTTGTCAATTCTTTCGCGCATTGACTGCAGAACTGCTGCCATGTTTTTAAAAATAACTCCAACATCAGAATTTGTAGGAAGTCCCATCATAAAAGCAGATTCGCTAATACGATTTTTCATTTCCTTCGCCTTCGGATCATCTGATAGTTTCAAACGTGTATAAAGAACTTGTTGAGTTTGTAGCAAACGATCTAATAAATCAACATGTTCAAGTTTTTCCTCTCTGGTCATAGAAGAAAACTTAAACACATTAGAATAAATCCTTTCCTGCAAGTCAGAGATTTCTGCAAGTTCCGACCTCACAATATCAGAATCAAAAAATCCCATATCAATCTCCAAGTAGCATACTTTTCAAGTTCTTTCTATAAAGGAAGATATTAATATTTAGAAAGTCATTATACTTTCTAAGTTTCAAAGATACTAAACTCCATACCGGATCATTTAGTTTCTTATCAAAATGCTTTCCAATCTCAAATATTCGATTGTAAATCACCAAAGTTTCAATGCTGATTTCCCCATTCAGAAAACATTTTAGAACAAGTGGATGTCCCTTGGAGCAATCAAATATATCATCAAGAGAATGATCCTTAAATAATTTTTCAGTCTCTTCTTTAAACAAATAGTTCAAAGATTGAGTTCTTTTTTTCCATTCGGAATATGTTTTGTCACCACTACGAATAATCTCACCAATCCATAGGGTGTCTGGATTATCCTTAGATACAAAATTAGATACGAAAAAGTCTACAATTTCCCTATCAGTTTTGTTTCTGGATAGTTTCTCAAACCAAAATCGATCTTTACGTTTATAAAAAGATTGTAATGATGCTCGACTCTTACCACAATACTTGTGGTAGTCATACTTTTCCTTTGTAAAATGATTCTTTAAAGCAAGATAAGTTTTATAACAATCAAAAGGTGTCATTCACATCATCATATAGGAAGTTTGGCGTGAGAAGTTCTCTTTAGGAAATTCAGTTCCATCGCCTCATATTTAATCTTCTCCTTCAGTGGCTTTGAAATCAATTTGGGAATTGATTCCAAGTCAAGAGAATTCATCTCACAGAAATAGATGATCGCATCGATATAACTCATATCGATATTATCTCTGACTAAAATCTCAATTTCTTGAGCAAATTTTGATGAGCAGAAAAACTTCTTCTCAAAAGCTTCTTTTAGATCTTCTTCCATGTACCCTAGGACTGTTACGTGCAATTTGATACCTATATGACTCATTCAAGTTTAACATATAGTGCCGTGTCCGTCAAGCGTATTGCTGAGATGCTGTTTCAACAAAGTTTTTGATGTATTGAATTAGAAGTTTCAGATATTTTTTCTTGTCATTTTCTTCGTAAACAACAACTTCCCCATTTTCACACGCCATGATGATTACGAATTTTTTAACTGAAATTCCAGTCATTTCATGCAACATACATGCATATGCGCAACACTGAACGAAATAATGCTCGATCCACTCACGTGGTTTTGGTTTTTTAGACGTTTTGAAATCTATAATCGCTAGTTCGCCATCAAATTCGGCAATACAATCGACGGTTCCAGCTACACCAAGATAAGTGCTATAGAGTGCCCCCTCAAGAGCACGTATATTATTTATACGCTTAAGTGTAGGCACCGACATCTGAAACAACATTTCTGAGATCGGAAGAATATCAGAAGGACGGTCGAGGTTCCTCAAATACATCTCTACAAGAGTATGCATATCAGTTCCCCGACTTGTTGCCAGTCTTGTAACTTTATCTGCCTCTGCATCACCAACCCGCTTTCTCCAATCTGCAAATTTTTCACGATTGAAGTGACTAATTACTGATGTAATAGAGACTAGTCTCCGAAGCGCATTCTCTGCATCGGAGACTTTATAATATCGAATACCATCTATTGTCTCCCTCTCAATTTGAGGGAGACTCAAATCAACATGTGTGAAAGTCATCAAAGTCCCAATTCGGTTTTTGCAATAATGTATTCTTTACAGATTCCTGAGCGGACAATATCATCGATGCCAAACTCAATCAATTCCATAGAAGGCATGGTGCGAAGAATTCTCATGAAGTCAATAATACCATTCTTCTCATTTGTCTTAATAAGGTCTGACTGCGACGCATCACCACAGAACATAATTTTACTATTTTCACCAACGCGGGTGATAATAGAATCCAATTCATGAAAGTTCAAATTTTGAAATTCATCTACAATAATAATAGCATTATCCAGAGTAGTTCCACGAATGAAAGAAGTTGACCAGAAACTAATTGTTCCCTGAGTCTTCAGGTTTCCATACAACATTTCAAAGTCAGCATCACTTGGCATTTGGAACATGTATTTTACCATGTTCTTGTATGGAATTTGATACAGAGATGATTTATCCTCATGGTCTCCGGGAAGAAAACCAATCTCTCTGGTGGCGACAAGAGATCTTACCAGATAGATTTTTTCATACGGAGTCTTTTCATCAAGAACATCCTGAATTGCATTATAGAGAGTAATAAAAGTTTTACCTGTACCCGCTACTCCATATGCAATTACGTGTTTTCCTGCATCATAAGCATCAAACAATCTTTCTTGATTGTCTGTTAGAGGTTCAATTTCTAAAAGTAGATCTAAGTTGATTGGTTTCTTTCTCTTCAATTGTTTTGCTGTCATACCAACACCAATTGGTTGCTGTGATGTAGACTTTCTTTTTCTTGCCATTATTTTAACTTAGAAGGGTTTTACTCTGGATCCTGGCATTTTTGATGCACGGTGAAGCACATCATTCCAACCCGGATGTTTTTGGATTAGTTTATTTTGCCAGTCGCCCACCTCCCCGACGCCAGCAACTCCAGCAGACCAATCTTTATCCCAATCCGGATTTTCTTTTCGCCAATTTTCATAGTCACTTAAAGACATAGTAAGTTCTTGCGTCTCACCTGTCTTCAAATTCTTTACAGGATATATCGGCATAATTAAGAATTATATGTTACGTTTATTTATTCAAATGTATCAAGATATATGGATGTAGATTCTTCTGCCAAATAATCAGAAACATCGGCAGGTTCTAAATCCGGATTTGATCGAAACAACTTTTGAACTTCTTCCTCAGTAGCAAGAACTTTAAATGTATGTCCGGTCAAAGTATCTTTGAAAAAGTATGATTTCATACCAGTAATATCATCAACAATTGATTTAATCATGGAGATAGTCTTGCTTTGTGCAAACGTTTTACTTCATAATAACTAAACACTTCAGGAACCCATTCCTTAATCACTGGAACCATACACTCACATAGTGCCTGGATTTCAAGTTGTGCATCCAATTTAGCACGAAGATCCAGGAAGTGAAGTGCTGCTCGCAGAGAGAATGAGACTACAAAGTTCTGACGAATATTCTGAGGAAGATAATCTCTCAGATGCTCCTCTGCCATACCCCTCTCATAACCGTCTGAGTAACGCGCAGATGCCCCTACACAGTGACTTAACTCACGTTGCCAATCTCCGTGGGTCCACTCGTATTTGTGCCCTTTACGGTCCAGATAGAGACCAGGAGGACGCACGTAAAAAACTTCTTCTGGTTTGAGTTCTCCCTTGGCAACTTTCAACACCCTGCGACCAGTATATCGCTGTGACTGAACATCAAATGATACACCAACTCGGTGAGTTCTTGCCTGCATGGGAACATTGTGCACAAACCCATAGCAATCGAATGTGATTGCAGGATGCTCCAGTGGTCCCCAATGTCCGCGATCATTTGCTAGAAGTTGCTCAATGACCCATTCACCTGCTTTAGTTTCATTTGGCGGATTTTTAGTATGAATAGGATCCTCACTATAATCATTCTTACCTGCCTGCCAAATCACAGTCTGTGGAAGGGGTGTTCTCTGAAGGGAAACTACGCCCATATACCCATCGAGCTCAACAAGGTCTTTTGCTTTTACTGGCTTCATTCTATTCCCTCAGTCGTTAAATACTTCATCATAGTCATCTGGATAATATACGCAAGATTCGTTCTGATATAGTGAGGTAAAAGTTAGATCCTCTTCAGGTTCGGAGTCATCTTCAATACCACAAAGTTCCTTTTCCAAACAAGAAATCAGAACGTTCATATTCTTACATATGAGACGTATCCTTTCTAATTTATCAGCGTTCATGGTCCTCCAGAAACTACTATCAGTATACACAAAAAAATAGGGGGTGTCAACCCCCATATCTATTCATTTTTTATTGTGTTTATTCGAACAGATTTGACATATAAAAAACGAAATTAAACACACAAACGCAATTTGCAATAATGTAAGTTCTCCTATTATTTGGAATGGAGTTTGCATTATAATATCCCCTTATAAATTTGTTGTTTAGTATCATCATTCATAGTCTGAATGGGATAATAATGCTGCCCCCGATATGAATGATCTTTTGTGTCAACTTTGCGATGCCATTCCACAAACTCTTTTTTTGGTGTTTCGGTGTCATACCAAACACCACGATAACAAGCTTTTGCCATTTTAGTTACTCCTAAGCGTTATTCCAAAGTCTCCACTCACACCATTTTGGTGAAAGATCTTTAATCTCTCTAAACAATTCCCTTTCAATTTTTGGTGGATAGTCCTTGCCATATATTCTAATCATTAGAATATTTGCCTGGGAACATGAGAGCACTAATGGAAGAGCTATTTCGAACATGATAGTAATGAACGTCTACGTTCCTTATGTCTCCTTTTCAAACATATTTATGTCGAAATCCTGATTTTTAGTAGCAATTTATACAAAATAGTATCAATCTTATACCAAATCCCATTAAGTTATCTTTCGATGTAACTCATATTGTGATTTTCAGATTTCAACTGAATACAAATTATATCACATCCGACCTTAGGATTCGCATCTCCGCATGTAAAAATGTCAACAGCTGCTTCACCAGTTTCCGGCCAAGTGTGAATTGAAATGTGACTTTCTTCCAAAAGAGTTAATACAGTTACACCCTGTGGATCAAATTTTTTGAAGATTGTCTGGACTACCGTTGCCCCACTCGCAGATGCTGCGTTCTCCAGTAAATCAATAAGAAACCTTTCATCGTTTAAAAGATGAAAGGGACAATCATAGAGATTTAATAGGTAATGTTTTCCCAACATTGTCAGACATCCGGATCATAATACTTATCTAGAAGATCTGACACCATAGTTTCAGTTCCATCCATCTTCTTCACATCATATATGCTAGATCGCATATATCTCTTGACTTTTTTATAACTTCGAAGAAGTTTACCCACTTCATCTTTATGAATAATAACGTTTGGATTTTTTTCCCCAAACCCACCTTTTCCTTCAGTCATTTTTTCTTACCTTTAATCTTAGGAGCACATCCCCAAAGTTTTGGATTGGTTCTTCCATATCCAAAGTCAATTTTCTGAACTGCTCCGGGACCGTATTTATCATAATAAAAATCAAATAAGGCAACTCTCTTATGAGTGCGAGTTAAATCAATATACTCTACATCATCAACTACATACCAAATTAAATATGCATCATTTGGATATGATGTATCCTTTGCTCGTTCTAATGTAGTCTTCTCTAGAAGAACCTGACAACCATAATCTTTAGGATTTAATTCATTCATAATAATTTAAATTAGATCAAGAGCGATTTCCCCATTGAATATCCTGATATGCTTCCTTCACAACTTCAAATGGAATATTATATTTGTCAGTGAGATTCTTATCCTTTACCAAACAAAGAACCTCTGCTTCCCTAGGATGAAGTGCCTCAACGATACTGATAAACATAGTCTCTCTGCGAATCTGAGAGAGCGTATTGTTTCCACCCCTCACAAAATTGTAGAGATGGACATATTCATTACGCAATGAAGTTCTTCCATCACCCTTCAAATCCTGTGACTGAGCATCTCTTATGTCCAATCCCCTGGACACATTCTCACTAAGCGTTCCAGAATTAACTGTTTGTTTAGTAATGTCAGAATAAGGAACCGGTCCATCTGGAAGCATGGAAACCACACTTGGATCAAAATTCCAAATAAAAAGAGACTTTAAAGATGGATGCTCATACTTGCGCAGAACTTCCACCTTTAAAGCTTTACTTCTTTGCTTTGACGCCAGTTCCAGAACCTCAAATACAAATGGATTTATCGGCAGGTCTAGCGATACTGGTTTTCTAGTCGTTCTCTTCTTCGTCGTAGTTGTAGTCATAATCGTCTGTATTTTCAAATCGGATTGCTATAATTTCATCTGGGATTAAATTTCCATCACTATCAAACATTTCTGGATGAGTTACTGGTAGAGATGATAAGTACGCTTTTTCGTAGAAATGTTGCTTTGTCAACCATCCTACTACACCTCCAACGAAAAAGAACATTATTGAAATTAAAGTTGTAATGGTCAGAGTTAGTGCTAACATGACTTCCCCCAGAGAGTTATCGTTTTCTAGTGTCAAATGAAAATTCAAAATGGAAATGGAACTCCCGGTAAAAGAGAGAGACCATTTTGCCAAACTTTATGTGAAAAGTTTTTGGTCGATCTTGTTGGTCCCTCCCTTTCTTTTTTCTTAGCATGAACTCAAAACCACGATCAATATCATGATTTTGTTCTCTTTTATTTATTCCAGATTTATTGGATTTTTCAATAGACATTTAAAGTACATTATTTTCGCGTAGGTATTTAATTGTTTGATGACATCCACCTAAAGATTGAGTATCATTCAAAACAACCTGAGGGAATGTAGCGTCTTCACCAAAAACTTCAACGAATTGATTATAAGTAAACGCCCCACTCTCTAATGTGTATGCAACATAGTCTATCTCGGCAAGATTGAAGATTGTTTTAATCTTGTCACAATATACACAACCATCCTTAGCATAAACTGTGAACCTCATGATGCATTATTTCTCCTTTGTCGGTAAGTATATAAATTTGATGGTCGTGGTGGTCTGATCCACTCTTCTATTTTTTCCATTCTCTCATATGAGAAGAATTCTTGTCCTCCATACCAATCCCTCCAAGGTGTATGTCCTTTATCAGAATTGCATTTTCTGCAACTACAAAGAACATTGTGTGTATAATCAACACCACCTTTAGCAAGAGGAATAATATGGTCAAGTGTTAGTTCATCATTAGATCCACAATACGCACATTCATGATTCCATTTTTCTTTTATCTCATTCCTCCACATTCTTTTAGCTTCTGCTGAAGAACATGCTTGGAGATTATACAAATAATCTCCGGAAGAGTTATAGAGTGGCATATGTTTATTATTGTTGTGAATTTGTCCGAATGACCGGATTTCTACTCTGATTCTTAATCACAATAAATGCATCATTTTGATATACTGTAGTTCCATGTGGACGATGCCATTTTGGATTTGCAGTATCGCTTGCGGATAAACCACTTGAAGCACATCCACCAATTTGAATGTCTATTTCATCATTCTCAGACCAATTTAATTCATTCACAAGGTATTCAATTTTTTCTAAAAGTTCCTTATTCATATTACCTAAGGGACTACTAGTAGTATAGCATGAGAACGTTCCGCATGTCAAATTTGGGGTTGCGCATGTTTTATTTATTTTAAAATTTACGGTAAATCACCAGCATTTGTAGTTGGATATGTCCTAGCAATTCCTGCATTTGCACTTGCCCATATGATTTTGATTACACCAGATGCTCCATTGCCTGCGTTTGCAGCATCATTTCCTGCTCCACCGCCGCCATAAAGTCCGCCATTTGTGGTGCTATTGCTATTTCCAGCAGATCCACCACCACCGCCAGCAGATCCATTAATTCCCTGTCCTGTAGCAATACCAACACCACCACCGCCAAGGGCAGCAGTTGCGCTACGAGTTCCACCACCACCACCGCCGCCTGCTCCAGCAGCTGGAGTAGTTAATCCAACATCCCCACTTGCAGATCCTCCTGCACCAACATAACCACCTCCACCTCCACCTCCTCCATTATTTGTGGTATTACTTGTTCCTCCCCATCCGCCGTCGCCACCACCAACGTTGCCACCCACAATACTTCCAGTTCCGCCAACACCAGCTGTTCCACCACCAACACTATAAACAGAACCTCTTCCGCCGCCAGCAAATATTATAACAGTATTTCCCCTATAAACAGATGAATTTCCACCATCACCACCACTACCAGCATTAGCAGTTGCTCCCGTACCACCAATTCCGATTCGTAATGTTAATTGTTCTCCAGGTGTAACAGGGGTTTGGTTAATATAACGAAGACCTCCGCCGCCGCCGCCAGAGTTTTCTGTTCCGTTTGCACCACGGGCCCCACCACCACCGCCGCCGACACAAACAATAGAAATACTTGTAATACCAACTGGAACTGTCCAGGTGCTTATACCAACTGTAGTGACAGTTAATTGATTAACGTGAGGAAGTAAAAATGGATTTGCTACGAAGCTCATGTTAGTTAATTGCTATTTTTATAATAATAAAGATTTATTTTTAATCCTTTGGCACCGGTGCCAATTCCAGTTATATCAAAACGAATTGCTGCATCATCGGCAATAGTTGTTGGATTTGATGCAAGTGTTGTTGCTGTTGCAGCAGTAGTGCTTGACACCTCATTGGCATCTATAGTTAATTTATTCGCACCAAGAATAGTAGATCCATTCACAGCAATATCAACGGTCACTAAACCTGTTGTTGCGGCAGTAGAAACACTTGCCCTTGGAATTGAAACAATCCTCATCGGAAAGGGTGCTCTAAACGCGATTACACTATTTCCGATCGCAATGTTGGATGTTTCATCACTCAGTGGAATGATAAAAACTTCTTCTGCTGCAACTGTTATTGTTGATATGCTTCCGGAAGATGTTACAGTTGCAATTCCAGGACCAGTGAAATCAAGAATGGTTACACCAGCTCCTGCAATTGTAGTTGCATCACTACGAATACCCAATCCTATGCCAGTGAGTTGTCCACCATCACCCCTAAATGAAGATGCTGTAACTATTCCAGTAGCGTTTATTTGCTTGGCAAAAAATGTTGCTGATGTAACTGTGGTGATTCCCCCGAAGGTGGAGATTCCTAGGACATCAAGTTGATCACAATCCAAAGAAGCAGTATTAGTTGTGCTTAAAGTAGTAACACCAGTGATTCTCAACTGAGATCCATTAACAACACCTAGAGTAGAAACTCCAGTAATGGTGGTCTGAGTTGCTTTGAGATCAGTTACAGTAGTAACTCCAGAAACCCATAGTTGCTTGGAGAATAAAGTAGATCCAGTAACTGTGGTGATTCCCCCGAAGGTGGAGATTCCTAGGACATCAAGTTGATCACAATCCAAAGAAGCAGTATTAGTTGTTCTTAAGGTAGTGACACCAATTACATCAAGTTGCTTAGCAAATAAAGTAGATCCAGTAACTGTAGTGATTCCTGCAAAGGTAGAAACTCCAGTAATACTCAACTGAGACCCATTAATGATTCCTAAAGTTGAGACTCCAGTGATGGTTGTTTGAGTTGCTTTGAGATCAGTTACTGTGGTTACACCAGTAACATTAAGTTGTGATGCTCCAGTTCCATCTAGAGTTGTTATACCAGAAACATTGAGTTGGGTGACGACTAAAGAATTGGTATTAGTTGTGCTTAAAGTAGTAACACCAGTAATACTCAACTGAGATCCATTAACAACACCTAAAGTTGAGACTCCAGTGATTGTCGTTTGAGTTGCCTTTAAGTCTGTTACTGTGGTTACACCAGAAACCCATAGTTGCTTAGAAAATAATGTGGATCCAGTAACTGTAGTGATTCCAGCAAAGGTCGCAATTCCACTTATATTCAGCGTTGTTGCACCAATTCCTCCATTAATTGTTAAGGTTTCAATTGGATTGGTTGTTCCTATTCCAACATTAGATAATGTATGAATTCCAGCCCCTGTGGAAGACCAATATGATTCACCAGTCCCACCCGATGCCGATACAGTCACAATACCAGCAGAAACTGGAGATACTGTTAGATTAGTTCCAAAATCTATTCCTGTTACAACACCAACATATGTTGGATAATTATCAAAAACACCTAGAGATCCACTGCCACCAGTTGAATTAATGGTGACTGCTCCAGTGCCCCCAACAGGACTAATTGTAATATTATTTCCTGCAACAATCTGAGTAACAATTCCAGATAGATTTGCCCCATTTCCAACAAATGAAGATGCTGTAACTATTCCAGTAGCATTTATTTGCTTAGCAAATAAAGTTGCTGATGTGACTGTAGTGATTCCAGCGAAAGTAGAAACACCGGATACATTAATCTGAGTGGCATCCAAGGAATTGGTATTAGTTGTACTTAAAGTAGAAACACCAGTAATAGTGGTCTGAGTTGCCTTTAAGTCTGTTACAGTAGTAACACCAGAAACATTAAGTTGAGTTGCACCTAAGGCATTAGTATTAGTAGTGCTTAGTGTTGTAACACCAGTTACATTAATTTGTGTTGCACCTAAGGCATTAGTATTGGTGGTGCTTAGAGTGGAGACTCCAGTGATACTCAGTTGAGACCCATTAACGATTCCTAAAGTAGAAACACCAGTAATAGTGGTCTGAGTTGCCTTTAAGTCTGTTACAGTAGTAACACCAGAAACATTAAGTTGAGTTGCACCTAAGGCATTAGTATTGGTGGTGCTTAGAGTGGAGACTCCAGTGATACTCAGTTGAGTTGCACCTAAGGCATTAGTATTGGTGGTGCTTAGTGTTGTAACACCAGTGATACTTAATTGAGATCCATTAACAACACCAAGAGTTGAAACACCAGTGATTGTAGTTTGAGTTGCTTTGAGATCAGTTACTGTTGAGACACCAGTGATACTTAATTGAGATCCATTAACAACACCAAGAGTTGAAACACCAGTGATTGTAGTTTGAGTTGCCTTAAGATCAGTTACTGTCGTGACACCGGATACATTAAGCTGTGATGCTCCAGTGACACCTAAAGTAGAAACGCCAGTAATGGTGGTCTGAGTTGCTTTGAGATCAGTTACTGTTGAGACTCCAGTGATACTTAATTGGGAACCATTAACAACACCAAGAGTAGAAACACCGGTAATAGTGGTCTGAGTTGCTTTTAAGTCAGTTACTGTTGAGACACCAGAAACCCATAGTTGCTTGGAGAATAGGGTGGATCCGGTAACTGTAGTGATTCCAGCGAAAGTAGAAACTCCAGTTATATTAAGTTGTGATGCTCCAATGACACCAAGAGTAGAAACTCCAGTGATTGTAGTTTGAGTTGCTTTGAGATCAGTTACTGTTGAGACACCAATTACATCAAGTTGCTTAGCAAATAAAGTTGATCCAGTAACTGTAGTGATTCCAGCAAAAGTTGAGACTCCAGTGATACTCAACTGAGATCCATTAACAACACCTAGAGTAGAAACTCCAGTAATTGTTGTTTGAGTTGCTTTAATATCTCCTACGGTAGTAACACCAGTGATGCTTAATTGGGAACCATTAACGATTCCTAAAGTGGAAACCCCAGTGATTGTGGTCTGAGTTGCCTTTA